GGTTGCCGAGCCAAGCCCCAAGGCACCTGCAACTGACGACGATCTTGTCGCCGTCAAGTACAAAGCCTGACCACCACGCGGCCCGCCGGAGCCGCATCCAATCCGGCGATCACATCACACATCGAGACATGAGACGACTTGCTGACATCTGTTGTTTCCTGCTGGTGGCGGCTGCTTTTGCGGCTGTCAGCCATCAAGCAATCACGCATCATGAACCCACCCATAGCGGCAATCAGAACCATGTCCGACGCTGATATTTTCTGGACCTTCCAGACGTCCGCCAGCTATGGCGGCAGCTTCTTCCGTGCATTGGCTGATGCAGGCCTTGCAGCTGATCCCGGTAACAAGCGTCGCATCCTTGCAGCCTTCCCGGAGATGGTCGCCACCTACGGCACCGCCAGCGCCCTGCATCGCCGGCTGCGTGATGGAGATGCGGCATGACCAGCAACGCCGACTACCACGCCGACCCAGCGATCTCAGCCAGCCACCTCCATGCGGTTGCTGCGAGCCCGTATCACTACTGGAAGCGGTATCTGGATCCAGACCGCCGACCGGTGGAACCCACGGCTGCGATGCGGCTTGGCAGCCTCGTCCATTGCGCAGTGCTGGAACCTGATGAGCTGCTGCAGCGGTATGGCGTCGCTGGTGATCGCCGCACCAAGGCCGGCAAGGAGCAGGCGGCAGCCATGGCTGCTGAAGGCATCGAGGCGGTGTCAGAAGCTGACATGGTGACGGCATTGCTGATGGCTGATGCGGTGCGCCAGCATCCTGCAGCTGCAGCTTTGCTGACCACCGGCAAGGCCGAGCAGTCGTTCTGGTGGGATGACCAGCAGACCGGACTGCGCTGCAAGTGCCGCCCGGACTGGATGACCGGCAGTGTGCTGGTTGACCTCAAGACCACCATCGACGCCAGCCCTGCAGGCTTTGCCCGTAGCGTTGCGGCGTACCGGTATCACGTCCAGGCAAGGCACTACCTGTCGGGTACGTTCGCCGAGCGGTTTGTGTTCATCGCGGTGGAGAAGACCTACCCGTATGCCGTTGGTGTGTACGAGCTGGATGCTGCGGCGATGGAGCACGGCGAGACATTGCGGAGACGCAACCTTGCCACGATCGCGGACTGCAAGGCGATCAACGAATGGCCGGGATACGGCACCGACATCCAACCGCTGAGCCTGCCTGGTTGGGCGCTGCGGGATGACAGCAACACCATGACATCGGAGGAATTTTGACCACCGCACTTGCGCTCTGGACCCCAGAGCAAACCCAACTGATCAGCACCACCATCGCGCCGGGTTGCAGCGCCGATGAGCTGCGGTTGTTCGCCTACGCCTGCCAACGCACCGGGCTGGATCCGTTCTCGAAGCAGATCTATGCCATCAAGCGCGGCGGCAAGATGACCATCCAGGCAGGCATCGATGGCCTCCGTAGCATCGCCGAACGCACCGGCCAGCTTGATGGCTCGGAAACGTTCTGGTGTGGTGAGGATGGCCAATGGGCTGACGTATGGCTCAGCAGCAAGCCACCTGCCGCAGCCAAGACCATCATCCACCGCAAGGGTGCCAGCCATCCGTTCGTCGGCGTCGCCCGGTTTGCCGACTACAACGCCGGCCAAGGCCTGTGGTCGAAGATGCCGGCAGCGATGATCGCCAAGTGCTCGGAGGCGCTGGCATTGCGCAAGGCGTTCCCTGCTGACCTCAGCGGTGTCTACAGCACTGATGAGATGCAACAGGCCGAGGTCGAGCCGGTGACGGTGACCACGACCGCAGCGCCGGCATTGACTGCAGCACCAGCGGGTGATGCAAAGATTTTCGCGGCTGGTAAGGCTGCGATCGCGAAGGCTGATACCTTGGCCAAGCTGCAGGAGGTCACCGCACGCATGGAAGCCCGTAAGGCTGATCTGAGCCCAGAGCAGCATGAACAGCTGCTACAGCTGGCGCTCGACCGTGAGGCGGCGCTGACAGCTGCTACGGCAGAGGAGGTCGATCCGTTTGGAGACTGAAGCGAGCCTGACGACTGAGCAGCTTGCGGAACGGTGGGGCCTGAGCCCCGCCACCATCAAGCACTGGCGATCTCGTGATGTCGGTCCGCCGTACATCACCATGCCGCGACTGGGGACGCCATACGGCACCCCTAGGGTCCGGTACCAACTGCATCAAGTCCTGGCCTTCGAGGAGGCCAATCACATCACACCAATCAAGCCATGAGCCTTTACGCATCCGGCGTCATCCGCATCATCACCGACCCGCAACTCCGCGCTTTTGATAGCGGGAACATGGTCTGCAATTTTGCAGGCGGCATCCAGGAGGGGAAGGACAAGAACGGCAACTGGATCAACAATGCCATCGATGTCGAGGCATGGGGCAAGTCTGCTGAGGTCATCACCGACAAGCTGCGCAAAGGTGACAGCCTGTTTGTCAGCGGCACCATCCGCCGCCAGGACTGGGATGACAAGGAAACGGGCAAGAAGCGCAGCAAGCACATCTTGAGCGTGGCGCGGTTTGAGTTCCTGCCGCGTGGTGCGGAGGTTGAGTTCCTGCCGCGTGGTGCGGAGGTTGCGTTCTGATGGACGTTGATGCTGTCAACCATCCGCCGCATTACACACAGACGGAGATCGAGTGCATTGATGCCATCAAGGCTGCCCTTGGCGCTGATGGCTTCCATGCCTACTGCAAGGGTCAGGTGCTGAAGTACCTGTGGCGAGCAGAGCACAAGGACAACCGCGTGCAGGACCTGCTGAAGGCGCAATGGTACATGGAGAAACTAATCGTGGAGCTGATCTGATGACCGACCAACACCCCATCACCCCACCGACGGAGCTGGTGCATGAATGGACTGCCGCCGCTTGCGAAGAAGATGAGAACACCTGGAATTACTTTGCTACTTGGGCAGCCCAATGGGGCGCCGACCAAGAGCTGGAGGCGTGCTGTGAGTGGCTGGAGCAAAAAGGATTTGCTTTTGTTGATGAACTCCGCGCCGCCCGCCGCCCCAAGCCGCCGAGCTTGGCGGAGGAGGCGCTGGAAACGCTCAAGTACCCGAAAGACTTATGGAGTGAAGCCGAAGTGGACACCATCCGCCGCGCCCTGGAGGCCCTGCCCGAATGAAGTACCTAACAGGTCACAGCCAAGAAATCCGCGAACTGCTTGATGCACTCCGCATTCCTTGTGAAGGCGTCACGAGCATCCGTTTAATTGTTGAGCCCGAACAAATTGTCCGCCTTGAAGTGGGACGATGCGTTACTACTGATGAAATGTCAGATGTAATTCAATGGATCCTGAAGTACGGCATCGAGGCGGAGGCCCTATCAGATGACTGACCTCACCCCCAACGATCTAAGCCACCTCAGCGATGAGGAGTTCAATGCGCTGTGTCCACAGGGCCATCATGCACCTGGGCCAGCGCAGCCGTTATCGCCCGCTGCGCAGGCGGTGCTGCGTGCCGATGCCGGAGCACGATGTGTCTCTGAATGGGACTCTGTGAACGACCCTCCGTGCCATCCATCTGATAGCAACTGGAATGGTTGTTTCGATTGCGTCAACCGTTCCGCTGTTGCCGCCGCCCTGCGAGCTGCTGCGGATCAGATTGAGCCTGATGACGGTGTATCTACCGAAGTAAGGCAGGTGCTTAACAAACTCCTCGCCATCGCCGACGAACTGGAGAACCAATGATCCTCACCAAAAACACCGACAAACTTCGTCAAGAAGTCGCAGCGCACGTTGCTGCTGACGCCATTGTTCAAGGCGTCTACTGGGACGTTGTGCGTAAACAAGGCTGCTTTTTTGGCTGCCTTGCTAAAAGCGATGACCCCACCATCAATGAAGCTACTTATGGCTTGCCTGTGATGGTTCAGCGGATTGCTGAAAACATCTTTGAGGCTCTGCCTGCTGACGAAGCCAAGGCTTTCTTTGCTGCGCTACCGGATGCCGTTGCTTGCGATGGCAAGGATCTGACCAAGGTTGGCTGGCAATTTCTTGCTGCTGAACTGCGTAGTCTTCCTGAGCAACCTGCTGAAATCCAGGCAGTCATTGATCCAGTGATTGCAGGCATGGATCTGCTTGCCAGTGGGCAGGAGTGGCCTGCTGCTGCTGAGGCTGTTCGGGCTGCTGAGGCTGCTGCTGCTCGGGCTGCTGATTGGGTTGCTGTTGCTGCTGCTGCTACTGCTCGGGCTGCTGCTGCTACTGCTCGGGCTGCTGATTGGGCTGCTTGGGCTGCTGCTGATGCTGCTGCTGCTGCTGCTGCTGCTGCTGCTGCTCGGGCTGCTGATTGGGCTGCTGCTCGTCTGCGGCAACGTGACCTGCTGCTGCGTTTGATTGCTGAAGCCCCTGTTGTGGAGAACCACCA